CGAGTACTTTATCCAATCTGAAGAGTGCAAAAGACAGATGCTTGAAAAGTACGGCGCCGAGTACTTTATCCAATCTGAAGAGTGCAAAAGACAGATGCTTGAAAAGTACGGCGCCGAGTACTTTATCCAATCTGAAGAGTGCAAAAGACAAATGCTGGAAAAGTACGGCGCTGAACATGCAATGCAGTGTCCGGTATTATTTAGAAAAGCATGTGCAAGTTCTTATACAAGAAAACCATATGTGTGGAACAACCAAACATATATGGTTCTCGGTTACGAGGATCGCGCAATAGATGATGTTATAAAGAGAGATGGCGTGAACATTGTTTATGCCGGCGAGTGTGATGAAATTCCATTATTTGAATATTATTACATTGATGGCAAAAAACACCTATACTATCCAGATATATATTGCCCAGAAGACAATAGAATCATAGAAGTAAAATCAATTTGGACGTACAATAGAGATCCGTTAAAAACATTATATAAAGGCCTTGCTGTTTCCGAAGATTATTACACTTTTGAACTGAGAATTTACGATTCGAAAAATATTGTTTACGTTGTTGAAATTGTGAAGGGAGAAGTATTTAAAATATTAGGGGATGACAAGTTCGTGATGGGAGAGAAAATTGAGTAAATTTGAGATTTTCATGTCACAAGTGACATGAAAAATGGTGATAAAAGAGTGACGTTTGGTGATAAAGGAGTAGGGCGAAAAACCCCAACCCCAACCCCAACCCCCCAACCCCCCTCTTACAAAACCGGAAAACCCAATGCCCCTCCACTGATTCTGATAATATTCGTATTGACACCAATGATGATGAATTCGAACGTTTGTGGGTAGTCCTGGCCTGTTCCAAGAGCGCCTGAACCGGCAGCGGCGATAACCGACTGAGGTGATGCAACGGGGGAGATGCTCACGTTTGTAAGCTTGCCGAAGTTCGTGGATCCAAGAGGGTCGACGTTGTAGAATGCCAAGGAGTACGAATACATGTGGAACCCGGTGAGTTCTGGAATTGTAGGAGCCTTATACCATGGTTCTACGAGGGAGAAGTAATCTGAACCCATCAAGTTCAAACGATTGGTGTTTTCATACGTGAGTGTGACTTGCCCAATTGGATCTGCAGCTGTTGAGGGTTCGACAATGTCAACATTTGGTCCAGGAACTGGAGAACTCGTGGTATAATTACTGAGAATATTGGATGTTGTGGTGTTTCTAACGGCAAAGACCAAAAGTTTGATGGAATGCGAAAACCGAATATCATATGTTGGGTTTTGATTGACATTTGGAGAGAAGATTTGACGAGGGGCTGTTTGAACTTGCTCGATTAAAATGTCTCTGGGGGCGCATGCCATTCTTTTACGTTCTTCATTGCTGACAATAGCGTAGTTGGCCCAAACTTGAATATTTGTAAGTTCTGGAGCGGCAACAATATCAGTGCCGACAACTGGGACTCTGTATGGTGATGTGTTGACAACGGGAACTGAATTTTCAACAACCAACAGGTCTGTCCAGTTTCTGAAACTGAATGAGATTCTCATTTCATTGTAAGGAAGCGCTGCGGTTGGAAGAGCAACACCTGTATCACGAGAATAGAAGAATGGGAGTGGGAGATTCAAAAATTTCGTTGCTGTTGGCACACCTGGCGCGTGAGGTGAGATTAAACTATCAAGGTTTCCAATCATATTGTTGTACCCAGTTTGTTTGCTTGCAGGGGTTGTGAATGCTGCCCAAAAGTCGAGGAAGTAATTATCAAAACGTTCAGCAACAAGATCGTTGAACGAGATGGCGCATTCTCTGACTAAATTATGCATAAAATTTCGAGACCATCGAATTCTACCGTCAGCGCCGTAGGGGTTAGTTTGTAAAAGAGTTACAGATGGGATTTGAAGACGTAACCATGATTGAATTAAGTAATCACCAGCACGTGAAATTGACACTGACCATTCTTGGTCAAATCCTGCTTGCCCAGAAGATCTTGAAAGGATGACTGGAACTTGTGTAAACCATGTACTTTTTCTTGTCTCTCTGACAAAATATGCAAATGCTTGATCTGAACCATATTGATATTTTTCGATTTCATCAAAAGTGGCAAGATCGATAAATCCGCTAGTAATATTTGATCCGACAGCTGTCATTGTTTTTTGTTTGCAAGGAAATTTTTTTAATTTTTTGGAAGCTCTTGTATTACTAATGCAGCGTCACTAAATGCTAAATGACGTTCCGAGAAGCAAAGTATTTGCTACATTCATTTTTAGATTAAGGAAAAATAATTATTTCCTAAATGACCGAAAAGTTTGTAAAGGCAATAAATGATTTCATAATGGAATTGCTCATATTATTTGAAGATAGAAATGCGTCTCTATATTCAAGACTTTTGGGGTACAGACATTACGTCCGAAATGTTGTCGACCATGAAGATTTAAAAACAAAAATTGCGAACTTTCTGGTCCAACCACGCGTACTTTCAATGATTCAAACTAAAAATCCGAAACTTCAAGAGTTTATTCTCCAAAACAGTTCGGTATCTGAACAGTTGAAATTTACAATAGATATTCTATGGGAGTCTTGCACAAGTGAAAATAAGGCGACAATATGGAACTGGGTTCATGCAATTAGGAATTCGATTTTTGGGGACCCAGAAGTGTCTGGAGCGCCCGGAGAGATTGAAATCGTGACAGAGTGATAAATTTGATTTTCAAAATAAAAGAAATGAGAAAATAAAAAATGAACATTACGAAAGATTTTTTGAGAAAAGTTTTTAAGTTCTCAAAACTTGATGAAAAATATGTGTATATCCTGACAGATGGGATTGAAATGTATCGCTCGGCTTTTATAAGCCCAACATTCGATCCTCAAAACAATTATGAGTTGTACGAGAAACTTGGGGACGCTACGGCAAACGAAGCAATCGTTTGGTATTTTTACACCATTTTTCCTCAATTAAGATGCCCAGCTGGTGTAAAAGTTATAGCTTCCTTGAAAAACCTGTACGCGTCCACGGAGTATTTTAGTAAGTTTGCGGAGACTTTAGGATTTTGGCCTTATGTGAAAGCGACAGACGATGAAAGAAAAAGCAGGGAGAAGAAACAGAAATTACTTGAAGATGTATTTGAGGCGTTTTTAGGTGCCACTAAATTAATTCTATTGGAGAAGTTTGGTTTTTATGGTACTGGGAATGAAATTGTTTATAGTCTTATCAAATCGCTTTTAGATGAATATACAATCTCATTAGAGGAAGAAGATTTGTATGACGCGAAGACACGTCTTAAAGAGTTCTTCGACAAACCATATGTACGACAAAAGTTTGGGCGGGTAGAATACAGATTGCAAGACAACGAGAATGAAGATTTGAGAAGTACGAATCTCTTCTTCGTAAAAGATGGTATAAGAACTCTCATTTCAAAGGGTGTTGGTATTTCAAAAGTGGCACAAGAAAAAGACGCTGCAAAATACGCTATCCAATTTTTAAAAGAAGAATTAAGAAAAGACGGATACGAATTTGAAAAACGTGGAAAATTATTTTGCGAATAATGACCGTGTCAATTATCTAGACAACATAAAAAATGACTAAGCATAAATATAGTAATGTCCCTAGAATTCGCGTTCTGCAAAATAACAAGGATGGATATGTCAGATTGAACCATCTCACGTCATGGGATTCGGACTTTGTTAAAATCCCTTCTTTTTGCCCACCTGGTATTTGCAATTCAGACATTTTTGTCAGCGGTGATCCAAGACTTTTAAACATGGCACACGCCGATGGGACATTGGCTCTAGACAATCTTCCTAGAAATGGCAAAGTTCAAATAAATGACACTACCAGGTTAAGTAGAGATCAGGGTGTTAACATTCACGACTCGTATGCGACCATTAAAAATGGCGATGTTACATATTACTATGGAAAAGATTTATCAGTTCCGTTTATTTCAACACTCTTTATTCAACCGGGGCTTGTTGTTCGTGAACAATATGTCGATCCTATGGGAACATTAAAGCCGCATTTTTGTCGTGCATCTCTAGATAACAAAAACTGCCTCTCGTGGATTCGGGACTCTCAATTCCACCGGGAAGATCTAATGTCTAAACAGCTTTGGAATCGTAATCAGAATGATTACGCTGTGACAACAAACTGACGCTTTCCCTTTTTGCTAACATATAATCTCTGTGAGCAGGGTTAAAAACCTTTATCAAGAGTTTTTCAGTGTTGTGGATTCGCATTTGAAATCTATCTCTGTCTCTCGCCATCTGTTCCCATTTGGAAATTCGTGCGAGTCTATACGCTAAATTATAAGTAACCATAAAATGTGTTATGATTATATTATTAAAGTGAACAGACCTTGACCTTTCTGAATTCATTTTTATGTCGCCCATATGAATTAAAGAAAATCATTTTATATAAAATGGAGATTTTATTGATGAATCCGTACGATGGACACGATGATAGAATTACAAATCTTATCGAAAAAATGTCTGGAAAAAGAGTTAGAACATGCCCAGATGGCGCATGTCCAATTAGAAAGCCTGTTAAATTGATCTCGTCAGAAAAAATAAACGAGGATATTCAACACGTGTTGGATAGCAACAATGTTAAGGAAGTAATGTTACCCGTGCTTACCGATAAAGACGAAAAAATTATAGCAAATCTTAGTAAAGAATATAACTGGGATAGAAATCCTGAAATTGTTATCAATATTGTAAAAATTCATTAATTTTATGACAACGATTGTCATAAAATCACGCCTACCGATTCAGTAATAGTTCAAATCACCATTCGTCGTTGTGTTTTTCAATTAGCTTCAGCTTGCTTCTCATAATCACGCCTACCGATTCAGTAAACAATCTTGTAGTTCAAATCACCATTCGATAGTTCGGCTTTCGATGTTGTCCACCCTGTAAACTCCTTCACTCGCGTCCACAGATTTTTCCTCGGCTCGCTAGCGATCTT